AAGTATCGCCCTGATACCTTCTATGTCGACGAAACAGGCGAGCGCTTCGGTCCTGGAGGCCAAGACTCCTTCCAAAAGGAGACGACACGGCCTATCCAAATTATGCCTTATACAACACGCCCTGAGACGAGTGTGGAATACAAGGGTCCTGGTGCAACGCAGGAGGCTGGTATGAATTACGTGGTTGGCAGCTATCGTACACCGATGCACCAGCAATATGGTGGATCTGGATACCGTAATGCTGACGGCAGCTCTTATTTCAAACAGGGTGCAGCGGATGATTACGGCAAGGAGAGTTATGAAATTCGTCCGAATGAGCGCTATTTTACTGGTGAAAGAGCTCAAGGTCTCAATTTAAGTCCGGCTGAGGCGGGTGCAGTGACGACGCATTTTGAGGACGAGTCTCGTCCTACTCGCCGTGGCGAGACAATTGGCAATATCCAACAGGCGGGTGTGGCGACAGGCTATGCCAACTCTGCTCCTGCTATCACAGTCTGGGATCCCAATGATATTGCTCGTACGACGGTGAAAGAGGGAACAATTGAACTGGATCGTTTCGGTATTGCGGGTCCGGCTGATGGTCCTGCGCGTCTCCAGGTATATGACCCGAATGATGTGGCGCGGCCGACTCAGAAGGCACAGATCTCGGCGAAGTCTGCCTATACAGGTGGTCCCAAGGCGGCGGCTGAGCGCGCCATGAGCCATACCTTTGCCTATAATATGCGCCTCAATCCTAATAAACAGCAGGTGTCCAAGCGCCCTGCATTGGGCGGTGGCAATATACAGGTCTTCAAGGGTGATGAGCCCAATGTGACGAGTCGCAAGCTCGATACGGACTTGATCAATGACCGTGCTCTCGCCGTTAACAGATCACTTGATATGGGTCCTGGGGCGGCTGATATTGGTCGTGTGAAGTACCGCGCCCCGCCCAAGCTGGATGTCTCAATGCAGCGTAATCAGCGCGAGATTATTGCCCAGACTGAGAATAATCCTCTTATGCAGAGCCTACAAAAGAGTGCGGAGCATGATGAACGCCTTTTACACCAACTCCAGAAGGCGCGCCCTGAACTATTCTCGAATTAATAGAATTTGCAAAAATATAATTTATATGGATTAAAGGATTCATATAATTTATATTTAATGGCACCGACTCTAAAATGGGCGAACCGAGGAAGTCAGCTTGATTATGGTGGAAATGCTATTTTGAAGCAAACGGATGGAACCTTACTTTCTCTTCCTGTTGGCACATGCTGTGAATTTAAAAGAAGTAGGCCGGATCTGGAAAATGCTACTATTCTTTGTAAAATTCTGGGATTTGGATTTAGCGGCCGTTATTCACCGCCCCAACGGATATTTTACTTACCGTACAGAGTTGAAGATAAAAGGTGGGCAAGTTCAACCTTTATGCAACGTGAACTCTATAATGAGGAATGGGACAGCATTAAAATAATTGAGCCGATTCTTGATTAATCAGAGGTTCTTCTTTTGAATCTATTTCCGTGTTGTGCAGTACATTATATTTCTGCACAAGACTACGCATTATAATTTGGATCTCCTCAATCCAGGCCATACGACCAGTTATTCTTTCGTAATCTTTCTGTGCTATTATTATCATACATTGAATTATATAATCCCATCTATTTTTAAGAATTATATACTTTTTATAATCTGATGAAATCGATAAATGCAGAATTGCCTTATATAAGGCATTCGCTTCCTTCTTCAGACTTTCCCAGTCGCTAAGATTAACAGGAATACTAAACACTCCTCCCATTTGAAATACACCTAAACATCCCTTTAACACAAATCTTAGATGCCGCAACCAGCCTGGCTAATTTATGGACCTCCAGGATGTGGCAAGTCGACATGGATTCTGTCACAAATAAAACAGGAAAAGAAGAAATTATATCATTGGAATGCTCGCACTGATCGTACTCTGAGAGAGGGGCGTGAAACTCTGCATAGACAGGTTAGGAGTCAAGAGCCTCTGATCGTTTGGATTGAAGGGGCTGATGACTTAACGCCTGAGGCACAGGCATTTTTGCGCAGAATTCTTGAAACGGTGTCTACATCGGTGCAATGTATCTTGGAGTGCAGAGATCCCCAGCGTATTACGCCGGCAATTCAGAGCCGTTGTCAATGGAAGCAGTGTTCATTTAAGAATTCTTATAGAAAACAACAGCAAAAACAACAGGTTGGTGATCTGGCTATTACGAAAGCAGCACCAGCAGTAAATTGTAGGGATGCTTTTCAAGGGGCAGAACAGCCAATTGACTTGATAAAAGGATATTTGAAGGATCCTAATATCTGGGAGGATGCTCTTATGTCGTTGAAATCTGTTGGAGCTGGATACAGCCCGTGGGCACATCTTTATCATTTGCGGGCTCTTGCTTCTGGTTCTTCGGCCTCTGCCGCAGTACAAACTGCAGCCTGTGCCGCAACCGCGGGAAATAATCATACAATCCAATCCAAGGAATCTTAGAGAATGGATGCACCTGAGATTTCTGTATATGGAGAGGCTAAGGGAGAATATACGCGCCAGCTTTGTGTATTCTTAGTCCCTTGTCTGGAAACATATTTCTTGAATTTGCTGGAAGAGGCTAGGACTCAGAGTCCCAGCCCTCAGAGACATTTGTGGCAGTTTCAAACTCTTCTGCAGTCTATCCCGGATTGGAATCAGGATAAAGTAATAAGAGAGACTGAGGCGGTACAAAAGGACTGTAAGTGTGATTATCTAGAGGAGCTTCTTACAGCAGTATTTATTGCACACACTAAGATTCTTTCAGCCATTCGTTTAACGACAAAGCAGAAGAAATTGCAGATTACAATTCCCAAGATTGATCACTTTTTACACAGAGTCTTATCTGACTGTGCACGTGCCTTGTGGACAAACGCCTTTTTGTTTGCCGAGACAAACAGTATTGAGAAGCAGAAGAATTTGCGCCAAGTATCATCGTTGATTCAGGATTCAATCCTACAGGCTATTCGTGGACTTCTGCCTGTAAAGTCTATTCTGCGCGAGTACTTGCATGCAGAAGATGATGATGAGGATGAGGAGAAGGAGGAGAAGGAAGAGGAAGAGAAGGTGGAGAAAGAAGAGAAGGTGGAGAAGGAAAACAAGGAAGACAAGGAAGAGAAGGTTGAGAAGGAAGAGAAGGAAGAGAAGGTTGAGAAGGAAGAGAAGGTTGAGAAGGAAGAGAAAGAAGACAAGGAAGAGAAGGTGGAGAAAGAGCTTGATGATACAACCACTCAAGCAGATGCAGCTGTAGATACAGCTGTAAAGAATGATGTTACAGCTGTTGTTGAAGAATTAGTGAAGGCAGTTGAAGAAAAGACTTCTGAGCCTGTAACTGCAAGCCATGCAGCTGCAGCTGCAGCACAGCAACCTCCAATGATCTATATTGACACCAAGCCGTCTGTCACTTTCTCACAGGAGCACGTAGTCTTTGACTCCAATACACTCGAAGAGAATGAAATACACGATCTACCCTTCTCAGAGGCTGAAAACAGGGTTGATGAAGATGAGGATGCAGATGCAGATGAAGATGATATATCGTACGATACCGTGAATATAACCGATGAACTTCTTCCTCTTGATGCCGATGAAATAATCCCTTAATCGCGTTTGCTTCATAAATGGATTAAGGATTTGGCTGGTAGAATGGATTACTCCAAGCCCGGTTTCTGGGCAGCAATATGCCTTGGCGGGTTTATTATAGGAATAGCAAGCTTAATACAGCAATATAGTACCAAAGATCCTAGAGAATCTATACGTTTCCGCGCCATCTTCCGCGATTTCTTCATCGGCGCATTTTTAACGGCCAGCGCATATATGTTTCTTCCTGAATCTATTGACTCACTAACTTCATCATTTTTCAATGCGCTTCCCACATCAACACAGTCTGGTGGTAACTCAACCACATCTGGAACATCCGGAACATCCGGCACATCAGATATAGAACTCCAATTCGGCCCCGCACGTTTTTAAATAACCCACACCTACATTTTATTATGATTTATCATCAAAATCATAATAAAATTACCGGCAAAATCCTTAACAAAAGAGCGGGTAAACAGTTTCCCAATCCCCAACATCTTTTGCAGGTATCTTAAATGAGCTGAAAACCTCTCTATAAACTTGTTCCTGCGGTTTGCATCCGTGCACATTCTTAGAAATATGCTGATACAAATCGAAATCAGGAAATCTCTCATCGCCATTTTCTTCACGCAAGACATTCTTCCCATTATTATCCAGGAGCCAAGACCAAAGTAAATTCCAAAACGGCGACTCAGTCTCGCGTATTTCCCATGATCCCTCCTTACTCAACACATTCCCCTCTAACATCTCAGCGGGCTGATCAGGATAAAGCGCATCCATTATACTCACAGCATATCTACATAAGTCAAATGACGGATTAGGATATACTAAGGGTTTATCAGCTTTCAAAAGTGTATCAAAATTATATTGACCTTCTGCATCTCCTCCAGACTGATAATCATCACTGATAAACCATGTATCATTTACACGAAAGATTGAGCGACCGAAATCAATAATGCAAAAGATCTTGCCATAGGTTGGCACACGCCACATAGTTCCATCACGCGCCTTATAAAATATCCAAGACTCTTGGGTCTCCTTCCATACAATGTTATTAGTATGTAAATCATTGTGAGTAAATCCCAAAGCACCTTGTGCAGCACATAGGGCAGCAATCACTTGGAATGTCCAAGCTATCCATCGCTCCTCCCATTCACATGAGCCAAATTTGGCACCCACAATCTCACCATCAAAATCCTCTAACATATCGTCCAAAACACCTTCCATCTCCTCTTGGAAAATCAACATAACAGGATGCTCTTTTAACTCAATAAATATATTAGCACCAGTATCTGAATCATCAGAGTCATCAGAGTCAGAATCATCAGAGTCGTCATACTCAGAATCCGAGGAATCACTCTGTCTCGTTTTGAAGGAATGTACACTTTCGAGCTCAACAAGTTTCCCCTCCTCTACTCCAATATTTTCAAGACTCTCGAAACTCGATTGACTTCTCGCACTACGAGGAGTCGAATAATGAAAGGGAGTTGAACGTAGGGACGATTTTGGAGTGTGCTCTAACCATCTATCTTCATCATCAATTTCATCATCAGATGCATCATAATCAACATGAAGGCCAAAAATACCCTTTCTCTTTCTTTCCCAGAATATCTTATATTTTCTATAAGATTCAAATTCGGCGCTTATATTATATCTATATTTAGCGGCAATTCCTTGAAATCCACCGTAAAACTGGCAGAAATGGGGACTTAGTTTTCGTTCACGTAGTTGTCCTAAGAGATAATTCGCTAATCCATCCACATAGGCCTGATTCATAGGATTCTCAATCTTCTCCTTACGCCTTCTTTCACCTTTCACGGGATCAGCATAGTACGTTTGTATAGTACGTATAGGATCTAAAAGATGAGTGACCTTGCAAAAGGCCTTCTTCCTCTTTTTACTAACCGTTTCTACAACACACGAACCGCCGCCATCAAATTCCACAATACGACCAAATAGCTCATCTGAATGAATCTGCCCCTCTGATTCAGGCAGGGATCCAAAGAAACGGGTGAGAATTGGTGTAAGAGATGATACATTTGTATAGCCAGGTATCTTTGGTACACCTGAATACTTTCTCCAAGGGGGCATGGATATAGGAATCTTTTGGGTTAAACAAGAATCCATCTAGTCGCCGAAACAACTTTGAAAGTCGTCTCGTATCCGCAGCATTTCTAATTTCGCCGCTCTGAATACAACCAAATGAGTGACAACGCAGCAGCGTTGAATGTTGGTATCCGGAAGTTCGACATGAAAATGATTCCGCAGGACGCCGTTTGCGTCTTTATTGGGAGAAGACGTACAGGAAAATCCACTCTTGTGCGCGATCTGCTTTTTCACCATCAAGAAATGCCTTTGGGAACTGTGATTAGTGGAACAGAGGAATCAAATCAATTCTATAAAAAACTCATTCCGCCGCTTTTCATTCATGGCGATTATAGTCCTGTCATTATTGCCAATTTCTGTAAACGCCAGAAGATGATTATGCAGAAAATCAACAAGGAGGTGGAGGCCTATGGTCAGGCCAGAACAGATCCTCGCAGTTTCTTGATTATGGACGACTGCTTGTATGATGACAGCTGGCTTCACGACAGAAATATTCGCTATTTATTCTTGAACGGTCGTTGGTTGAAGGTATTTTTCATTATTACTATGCAATATCCTCTTGGTATCCCTCCGATGCTTCGAACCAACGTGGACTATTGCTTTATTCTGAGAGAGCCGTATGTGACAAACAGAAAACGTATTTTCGAGAATTTCGGCAGTGCTTTTCCCTCCTTTGAATTCTTCTGTCAGGTCATGGATCAATGTACACAGAATTATGAATGTATTGTAATGAACAACAACTCTCAGAGTAACAAGTTGGAGGATACAGTGTTTTGGTACAAGGCCGAGATGCACGGCGAGTTCCGCATTGGTGCCCAAGAATTCTGGAATCATGCAATGGCGAATTACAAGGAAAAGGATGGCGAGGAGGGTAATGAATATGATGCAACGGCGGCAAAGAGACTCAAAGGACCCATGATTCAGGTAAGGAAATATCCAAATCCTCAATAATAACAGATGAAGAATCCTGTTGACATATACGATATTGGCTGCACACTTGCTTTACTGGCAGTACTTGGATTTGTCTTATTAATGCTCAAGGGATCTATTAACGAAGGCTTTACTTCTGATGCTATACAATGCCATGCAGATCGCCCATGCTCCGGCCACTTGAAATGTATAAATGGTTTCTGTGCTGATACGGCACCCAAGCGCGTTTATGAGGCAAATCCTGTACCTTTGTTACCTGGTGGTTCTCCGTATCCTACCTTTTTTGGCTTCTAACGTTAGAATGAAGAAGTTCGGAATAAAGACAGTTACTTGGTACGGTCTCTTGGCACTTGTATTTCTTCTTGCGCTCCTCCCTATACTCAGATCTATGACGAGCAGCTATGATTCCTTCAGAGATTTGGATTGCCAGGGTGTTACCTGCCCTGAGGGTGAGTTCTGCGCGGAAGGAAAGAAATGCCTGAAAATTGCAACCAGATATCCTAATAATGTCCCCACGGGCGATATGTAATATGAGGTTAAATATGAAAAAATGATGAATAATATATTCTTCATTTTTACAGTATCGTCAGACGATCTTACTCATTATCCTTCTTATCCATCTTGCGCTTGATAGCCAAATCAGGATGTCCTGAAAAGAGGCCATCATATGCACCACTCTGAGCTCCAGATCCGAAGATTGAAGCCTCTGCCTCTGCCTCTGCCTCTGCCTCTGCAGGAGCAGAAGCAGGAGCAGAAGAAGCAGCTGCAGGCAAAGGAGCAGAATATGCAGGACCAGTTCTGTTCAGTGTTACCTCATCTGCCACCTCATCCGCTGCCTTTGTCTTCGCCGCACCAATACGGCTCTTCTTCTGCTCATTGTAAAAGACCTCGCGACTCTCCTCATTCTCACGATACTTCTTCATCAGCGTGTTCAACTCGTCATTCGCGTATTCCTGGTCAGTGATCTTGCTGACATCAGGCTCCCACGCCATCCACTTACCGACATGACCCATGTAAATGTTAAAGCTGGGATCAGACTTCTGGAGACGCTTCGCGCGCACACTGGCCTCGGCCTCCGACGAGAATACACCACGCACCTTGATTCCCCGAATCGTGGTACGGAAGTTATTCTGCTTGAAGAATTCCTCCTCAAGAGCCTTGTCATTCTTATACAGGAAATTGTCATACTCCTCCTGCAAAGAACTCTGGGTAATCTCCCGTGTATTCTTGCGCGTGTACTGCTGAAACTCCTCTACAAGGCGATCAACGCGCAAAAGGTTCTGGCGAATGTCATTGGCAATAGAAAACGGGGTTACCCCGCTTGCATCGGCATCTGCACCAAGGCTACCCTGGCTTTCCAGCTTACCGGCAAGACCCTCGATCTTGTTATTCAAGGAACTCACCTGCTCGGCTAGCCAGGCCTCCAGCTTGGTCGTGCGCCACTGGATAGCATAATCCTTGATGAACTGCTGGAAAAAGAAGATATCCTTGTTTGCAAGAATCTTCTCAGGGCTCAGGAAGCTCAGAAGCACAACCTTCTGACTGCTAATCTCAGGATCTTCATTCAAAAAATCCTCCTCAACTTGAGAATCAGGGCGATTTGACATTCTAAGTGTTGTAAATCATTGGGCGTTTAGACCATTCAATTACCATTTCAAACAGAAAAAATCTGGGGAACGAATATAGATAAAATGGATGTCAACGATCTTCTCAGCCGCATAATCAAGTACGTTGTTGAGGGCGTGGCCGTTGCGCTCGCGCTCGTGTTCATTCCCCGGAAGTCCCTGCCCCTTGACGAGATCCTGACGGTGACGATCGCGGCGGCGGCGGTGTTCGCGGTGCTGGACATCTTCTCCCCCTCTATCGGCGTGACGGCACGCCAGGGTGCGGGCTTCGGTATCGGCGCCAACCTGGTCGGCTTCCCCCGCGTGTAAATTAGCTGTCCAAAGATCATATAAATATATACTCAGATTTGGTTTCAATGTCTCACATTGAAACCAAATCAGGTTTCAGATTTGGTTTCAATGTCTCACGTTGAAACGAAATCAGGTTTCAGATTTGGTTTCAATGTCTTACAATGACACCAAATTTCTCTTATTTATCAAATAATGAAGTCGACACATTGGTTCGTACCGTTCAGCTCCACCGACACACACCTGTTCCCCTTTTACACCAGACACCAGGGCTGTAAAGATTGCTGGAGTTCCATCACCGCACCTCTTACACAGTGAAGTAAGACGCATAACCTCATCAGCAAGAGGCACTAAATCCAAGATCTGGCCAAAGGGCTTGCGATCAGAATCTCCGTCCAGTCCAACGACAACCACATCTTTGCCATGTTTATCTACCGCATCGACAACAAACTTATACAAATCTGGAAAGAACTGAGCTTCTTCAATCACGATAAGACGCGCATGCAAATACTCCTTCGTCCAAGTAATCCCCTCTAACACATTCACGCCGATTGCTTCAATGCCTGTCAGATCATGTGTCATAACTTTTGCACCTGAGGCATCATAGCGCTTATCAATATCACACGTAATTACCATTGTCTTCCAGCCCAGCACTTTGGCTCTCTTGACGCGACTTAGAAGTGCAGAGGACTTTCCAGCGAACATGGGACCAAGAATCAAAGTCAAGTGCATTTGGGGGAGACATGACATCCCCTTTGACACAAGGCTTCAAATTTAGGCAGTTGCTCGATTTAACTCAAGATGTTTCTTATGCTTTTCATGCTTCTCAGTTCGCATATGTTTTCCAACGCCTGAAAGTTTATATGATCCGCCACATGCACATTCTGTTGCTGGAATAGCTTTGATTTTTTCTCTATATTCAGCACATGACTTTTGAAGCTTTTCTTTATTCTCCTCATTATATTGTTTCTGCTTTTCTCGAATAAGATCTTTATTTTCTTCATAATACTGTTTCCCCTTTTCTTGGATCTGTTCCTTATGTTCAACACGCCATTCCTTATTTTGCTGTTTTAAATGATCTTTATTTTCCAGAGTCCATTTCTTCTTTCTCTCAGCTACCTCTTCCTTATTCTCTTCTACATACTTCTTGCACTTTTCAAGAATTTCTTCTTTGTGCTCCTCATAATATTTTTTGCGAGTTTCTTGATTTTGCTCGCTATGCTCCTCTCTCCATTTCTTACTATACTCTACGCGACTTTCACTGTTCTCATTATTATAAACTTTGCGATACTCTTTTATTTTATCAGAGTTTTCTTCACGGTATTGTTTTTGTTTGTCTTTTAATTCTTGGGATGATACATTAGCCCTTTTAAAATTAAGACATTTATCATCCTGTTTGGTAAATGCTTCATTTATATAATAATCCTCTCTTGCATGTAGCTCTTTATTTGAATTACAAGGATATTCTTCTATTAATTTTATTTCTACAGAATTCCATCCAATAGTCTCGATATGCTTATAAACAAGTCTATCAAAAAATTTCTTGGAGCATTGTTTATGATTTGATAGACGATATTTTAATTGATTTACAGTAGAACCAATATAATAATGTCCATCGTTGCATTCTAATTTATAAATTTTTCCCTTTTTGTAGATAGTCTCATTCTGGCTAGGTTCCATTCTACTATGTACCCGGGGTGCTTTTTTAGGCCATTTTCCGCATTATATCTTCATAATGAGTTTTATGAAGATATAATAATTTATTATTTCTTTTTAGATACTGCGCAGAAACTCCCAGCCTAAATCTTTGCAAATTAGCTGCCAGATCTTATCTTGATTATAAAGCTTATCACGATTTTTTAGCAAGGGAAAACACTGCAAATACTCATCCAACTCTAAGAGTTCGCAGAACTTATACAACACATATGAATATGACAAGAAATTACTACGATTCTTAGGACAATGTTTCACGAAACTGCTCTGAATTTCCTTGAACATGAAGCGCAACTTCTCTTCCACTTCACGTGACATAACGGGTGCAGTCTTACCGTTAATACGATTCAAAATGTAGGGCACGTGCTCATAAAAATTTGTGTGTTTCAGCTTCTTAAGAATCTCACGAATTTTGGCAGGTTTGAGCGACTCGGTATTTGATATTCTCTCCTTCTTGAGTTCCTCAATAATTGCCTCAAAGACTTCTTCAGGAATCTCAGTACTTTCCTTGGCCTGGAACTGTGCCAACCATTCATTAAAATGATTAATACGCTTATATGCATAATATGTTACTTCACGGGGAGGATCCTTATAACTGGGCTTATCACTATCAATTAAGACAAACTCCTGGTATCCACACTGATCACAGAAAAACAAGGCTTCATTGATACTAAATGTCATCTCTCTATCACATTTCTCGCAAATTCCATAGGGGTCTTCCAGAGTATTTGTAACAGTTCGAGCATGCTCAGGATCAATCTTCAATAAGTACTTCTCTAACAATATCTCGCGACCCTCCTCTAATGGCTGAGAGGATTTAACGGGAAGTTTGATAAGTGGCTGCACATCCGCACCTTCTTGAAGAGCAGCTAGAACGCTTCCCGGCTTTGCCTTTAAAATTCTAGAGGCTCCTGTGGAACTGCCTTTTTGTATCTTTTCTTGGAGATCATAATACTTATATAAAAGATCACCCGTTTCGAAAAAGTAATCATATAACGGCTTATTATCATTCCATTCATCCCTCTTTTTCTTCAGACTTTCAAGTTCATCTTCAAGTTGAGTTTTCTGAACAATATCATTACATTCATCAATTGTTTTCGTTAAAACTATTATTCTATTATTTATTGTTTGACTTTTATCTTTATCATCCTGTAATTGTGATATTTGAATTTGATGTAGATTGTCTAAGGTAGTTCTTGCTTCAGGATTACTTCTTTTTGTTTGCTTTATATTGAAGTAAGCCTTATCTGTCATCTAACCCGTTGAGCTCAGAAAGTTTAAGCGTTAGATAAATTTCTGAATTTGCGGCGAATTATTTTCGTTTACGGCCAAAATTTTTTTCTAAGATAGGTGTATAAGAAAATGACGGGTGGTGGTTTAATGCAGCTCGTAGCCTATGGCGCTCAGGATGTGTACCTCACTGGCAATCCCCAGATCACTTTTTTCAAGGCGGTGTACCGTCGCCACACGAACTTCGCGATGGAGTCTATCGAGAATCCCTTTAACGGCAACCCCCGGTTCGGCAACCAGGTGACGTGCACGATCCAGCGCAACGGCGACTTGATCTACCGCATGTACCTCCAGGCGACGCTCCCCTCCGTGAAGCTGGTGACGGCTGACGGCTCTGGTGCCCAGTTCCGCTGGCTCAACTGGGTGGGTCACAACCTTATCGACTGGGTGGAGCTGCAGATCGGCGGCCAGCGCAT